ATCTTGATTTATGTTCTTGTTTTCTTCTATGTTTGTTTGTTGTTGAACCTATATAAATATCAGTGATTGATGGATCTTTACAACAAAGTTTATAAATTATTGAATCACTATAATTTACCATTTATTATTTTTTTATATTATTTTATAACATTTTCTTTAAATACTTAAATATTCAAATACTTTTTAAGCAAACATAGATTGTCCTTCTCTAGCAGTTTCAGCTACTTCACCAGCGCGTCTCTTAATATCACGGACGTTCTCGAGAGCCGAACCAACACCACGAACTGGTTTATAATTTGCTGGATTTGTTAATCCAGATACTTTGCCCGCTGTAACTTGTCCCAATTTAGCACCAGCACCAACAGCTCCAGCTGTAGAAGCTAAAGCTCCACCAATAATTGGGATTGATGAGGTAATAGGTGATGCGGCTATTTTATTAGAAATTTTGCTCACCTTACCTAGCACGTCAGCAACGTTTTGAGATTGTTGTGAAATTTTTTCAGCAATACCAGGACCTTTTTCTTGTATGGTCTTAACTACATCAGAACCTTTTTTAAACACATCCTCTGCAACATCACTGCCTTTTTTAAAAATAGATTTAGCAGCGCCTGAAGTCTTTTTAAAAACAGAAGCTAAAGATTTCATATATGTTAATCAAATAAAAAATTATTCGGAAATTAATAATTCATCATGATTTATAAATATTCTATTATTATCTGAATTAATATATAAAAAATTATGTGGTTTACTAAATGCTATTTTACTTACATCAGAAATCAAATCTTTATCATCTTGTTCGAGTATTTCATCAAATATCTCAATAAGTGTTTTTTTATTAACTTTAAAAATAAAAAAATTTACAAATAATCTTCTCATTTCTCTAGTGACACTATAAAATGTTTGAACTAAAAATATTACAGATATACGCATGTGTCTTCGGTTCATCATTAGCTCATTGAATAATTGTAATGTTGATTTATTTTTTAAATAAGCACCCATATCATCGAATATGATACAGAATTTATATTTTGTTTTATATTTATTCTCATTATCAGCTTTACATAATTCTATGACATCATATAAATTATCAAAATTCAATTCATCATAAATTCTTTCTTCAGGAATATCATTTAGAGCACCATCTAGCATACTTTCTCTAGATCTCGGAGGACAAAATAAATATATTTTAGAATATTTATTTCTTAAACCACTTCTAGCACTACTAAATAAACTTTGTAAAAATGTTGTTTTACCTGAACCAGGTTTTCCAATTATTAAAGTAGAAGTAGATAATTTATTAAATGCTACATTCATTAACTCATAATCATCCAAACAAGAATTTAATTTATTATCACAAACACATTCCGGAATTTTTAATCTAGGTTTTTTGTGTTTTACTAATTCAATACTCATTATACATTAATAATGAAATAAAATTTTAGTCAATTATATTAATGCCGTGGAAAATAAGAAAATTGCGAAACAAAGATTTATACCAATTGAAAAACATAAAAACACAAGAAATCCACTCAAAACACAGTACATTAGAAAACGCAAAAAAACAATTAAGATTGCTTCACAGAATTGATAAACAGAAAGAAATAGATAAAATAAAATTTCCAATAAATCCATTCGCAGAATTATATAATTATGTCCCAGGAAATATTTTATGAATATAATGTAAATGCCTCCAAAGAAACAAGATAAATCATCTCAATCTGTAAAAGTTAGTATCAATTTAGGAGATAAAAAACCAACTAGAAAACCACGTGGTAAAAAAAAACCATCACAAAAAAAATTACCAGTACCATTAGGAATTAATCCAAGACAACAGCCATTTTCACAACAACCGCAATACATTCCTCTATATGTAAATCAATATCCAAGTTATGCTGGAGCTGGAAGTCCAAGTTATATGAATGCTGGAATTCCAGCTAACCCACAAATTTTAGCAGGAACATCTGTTCCAGTTAGTAGTCCATTGTTATTGACAGGTGGAAGTGCTACTACACCAACAACACCAACTACTTCATTGACACGAATGACTTCAAATGCTAGATTTAATATTCCAGAATCTTTTTATATTCCAACTCAAAAACCAAATTATTCAAGGATAGATATTAAAAAAAGAATTGAAGATTTACAACGACCAAAATTAATAACTGGAAATGTAGAACCAGGTATTGGAGTTTCAGAATTTCAACAAAGAAGACAAGATTTAATGTCAGGATTAGGAATTCCATCTTCAGAAAGAGTTAATTATGTTGATCCACAAACAGGATTATTAGTTATGTCAGAAGAACAAGGTAGAAGAGAAGGAATTGATTATATTTCATTACCTCCAGGTGGAGATCCAGAAGATCCATATAATCAAATAGTTTTTCAAAATTTTACTATAGATGATGATGACGCAGATGAAGGATTTTTTGAAACTAACACTGAACCTCCAACATTGGAACAAATAAATTTTTTATAATTTTTTAGCAACGTAATATAATGTCTTACAAAGAAAAAAAAATAATAAATATAAATTCTAAGGATGCTACAATAAAAATAAATAATTCTTTTTTATCTGAACTATCATTTTCATTTCCAAATATTGTAAGTCAAAATGAAGAAATAGAATATCTAGAAGGTGGATTAGAATCAGCTGTATTTCCAGTTTCTTTTTATGTTGTCAATTATAGTAATCATATTTTTAGTTATACGATTGAACATCATGGAGTTTATACAAATTATTCAATAACAATACCAGTAGGAAATTATGATTATAAAACTTTATTTATAGCTATACATTCTGCCTTCACAGCTAACGGACATAATTTTACTTTAACTTTAAACGAAATTAATGGAATCATGACTATGGAATATAAACCAACAAGTGGAAGAGTTTTTTATAGAATTAATCATACGTTATCAACTTCTTTTAGAATTTTAGGATTTGATGTCAATACAGATTATTTTCCAACAGCAAATATTTTAGTAGCACCATTTCCATTGAATTTATTAGGAATAAAAAAATTAAAAATATTTTGTCCTCAGTTCAGTAATAATAATTTAGATAGTACAAAATACGCAACGACAAGTTTATTAACAACTATCATAAACGATCAACCACCATTCGGACAAATAAATTATTATAATAATACTGGAGAATATAGTGGTCGATTGAAAGTATTTGAAATGAATGTAATAGATATTAGAATTACAGATGAATATGGAGCATCAATAAATTTTAATAATTGTGATTGGAGCATGACATTTGTTCTCAATCTATATAAACAAAATGTAAATAGATCATTTAAACGATTAATTATGAGTAAGGAAGCTCTGCTTCCTTATGATCCAACGGCTACGCGCAATGAAAATAAAAATGTAGAACCAGAAGAACAACCTGAAGAACAACCTGAAGAACAACCTGAAGAACCGATTCAAATGGGTGATAATATAAAAGATTTAAATTTTCTTTTAGGAATAAATCCAAATTACTTGGATTAAAATATATTTTTTTTGCTCAACTTTTTTAAAAGTTGAATTATTATTATTTTGAAAATAATTTTATATCATGGAATTATATATTATGGACGTAGCAGTACCAGCAGAAGTTCAACCAAAAAGGTTGCCAAATTTACCAGATGGAACAAGTACTAACTCAGTTGTTGTTTCACCTGTCAATGGAGCAACTTTTAATGATAACGGACAAATTATTCTAGATTTACCTGTAGGCAAAGGATATCTCAATCCTCAAAGTATGTATATCAGATATAGACAGACGTGTACTGGTATGGCTGGAGCTGGTGGAACAATGATAGGAATTCCACTATATACACCATTTGTTCAATTTCAAATGCTTTTCAATTCACAAGTAGTTGAAAACATTTCTGACTACAATATTGTTTGTAATGATTTAGTGAATCTCAAATTAACTGCGGCTGACAAAGTAGGTCACTCACAAAATTTAGGAATTGGTGGAACAGCAACAGCATTTTCGTTTAACTCTGTCAATGGTAGATTACTGACAGCTACACCTGATGCGTACTCAGTTAGTGGTCCATTACCTTGTTTACTCTCACAATGTGAAACTTACGTTCCATTATTTTTATTGAATGCTTGTAGAATTATTTTAAATATTGACACAATCGCAAATATGTTCAACACTACGGCAAATATTCCTACTGGATTCGCAATCTCAAATTTTGAGTTGTGTATGGATGTGGTTTCGTTTCCATCTTCAGTTGACGCATATTATTTGAGTATGGTGAATCAACAAGGAAAAATTAGTTTGAAATCTTCATCTTGGATGGTATCATCTCAACCTTTAGCAACTGCTAGTTCTGGAAGTTTTCAGCTACCATATTCTTTTAGATTAGCCAGTGTGAAATCAGTTTTTTTACATTGTTCTCCAGCTGTAGCTACATCTGCTACTAGTAATGGAAAATTTGATTCAATTGATATTACAACAAATAACGGAGATTATCAAGTAGATATGGCTGGTGGAGTGCTATATCCTCCAAGACCACTCTCAACACTTTTGAATAAATCTGGTATCATTAGTGAGTTATGTTTAGCGTTGTTTGGTAATAGAAATATTCTGAGTTCTACACTTGGATTAACTCCAGCAACTTGGAATTACACATCTTCATCTGCGGCAACAGCTTACACAGCACCAGCAATGTTTATCGTAGGAATTAACACTGAAAAATGTGCTACAAGTAACGCAGTTTTAACTGGAGCATCAACTTTACTATCTCCGATCATTGCTCGTATCAATATTAATACTGCTACTTCTCAAGCTGTACAAGTTAGAGCTCTAGCATATTTTGATGCCTTGATATCTATAGACGTAAACACTCGTCAAGTTGATATTCTTCAGTAAATAATTATTCAAAAAAAAATATTTTATTTTAATATAACATAATGGATAGTAAATTAAGTTATATTAAAACTAGAAATAGTTTGAAAAGACAAGAAAAATTACATGTGATAAAAAATGCGATTGTAAATAAAATTCAACGTGATATTGATATTTCAAAGTTGAGAGAAAATAATATTATAAATAATGAGTTAATTTTATTTTGTTCTAATTGTGTTGAAGAGTTGGTGAAAAAAAAATATTCAATTAATAAAAAAGAATTTGTCATAGATATATTAAGAACAATTTTTGGTTCATTAAATGACTCAGAAGTTAATCAAATTAAACAACATATTGAATTCGTTTTTGAAAATCAATTGATTAAGAAAGTTGAGTTGAATTATAAAGCTAGAGTTGTAGTTTGGAATTGGATTCAAAGAAAATTTCTATGAGAACCAGTTGATTATGTGAATGAAATAATAAATTACATATTACATAAAGTATTTAAATTTTTAATTACAAAATATGCGACTGAAGGATTAATAGCAACAACTTTATTATTGTTGTTGTGATTTATATTCTTCAATTAATTTTATTTTTTTAATACCAAGTTCATTCAATTGTTCACCATATTTCACTAGTTTATCAGATGTTATATTCATTTTATTAAATTTCGTAATCATATCAGTAGTATCATCTTTTATTAAATTATCAATTTCATCTCTCGAAACTTTCAAGTCATATGATAATAAAATAATTTTATTATGTACTTCATCATAATCTTTTTTTATTTGTTCAATTGTTCTATGAGACATATTAATATAATATAGTATATAATTCTTTTTTATATTTATATTTTTATTTTTTATAATATACTAAATGAGTATCTATACTATGTCCCATACAATCAGCATCATTCTTGAATTCTTCCAAATCGGGTAATTGATATTTACTGGATACATAAGCATGACGTAAAATATTTACGCTAGATTTCTTACCAAATATGGATTCAAATCTTTGATTGAGTTTTGATGAATCTAATTTATTTTGACTTCTATCAGTTAATAAATAATCACAATCAGGATACTTAGTTTCAATTATGTGATACCATTTATCAATAATATCTTTGAGTTCATCACATAAAATAATATTTTGTGTTCCATATACTTTTTTAGTTTTATAAACATTAAAATACATTTTATAATTTTTTTTATTTTTGATTAAAAAATTATCAGTTTCCAAATCAAAATTTTTAATTTTAAATTCAGTCCAATCCATAGATCTACGAGGTGGAAAATATATTCCTGTCGTTAGACATAATATAATATAATTTTGAATATTTTGAAATTCTTTGTTAGTCAATTCAGTAGGAGGTTTAGTAAATAATTCTTCTGCTATAATTTTATATTTTTCAATTGTATTATTCAACTCTTCACTTGTCAGCCAATTATCTTCTTGTTTTTTATTTTTTTTATTTTTCAATAATTCAGTATCACATTGTTTCGCATCATTAATCATCATGTCACGATACTCTTTATCACCTGTAATAATAGTAAGTGAAGTAAGATAAGTTTTTCTTCTCTGTGGTTCATAATTTTCTAAATATTTTAAAAATAATTTTTTATTATTAAAATGATCAAAGTCAACATCACCATCATCGAATATTCTCTTATACATATTCCATAATATACTCGTGTAAGTTTTGACAGATTTCTCAGATAAATTAGGTCTTAGTTCACATATTTTATTCATGATAGTCAAAGACATTTTATTTATTTTATATATAAAATATAGAAAAAAAAATAATCTATATTTTATATATAAAATAAAAAAAAGCTTGTATAATGTTTTACTATGTATTTTTTATTTTAGAAAAGATGATTATAATCAATCAGTTGGATTACGAATGGTTTGTGTATTTAAGCTTGAATGAAATAAAAAAATAAAAAAAAAAATATATTCTTGGACTTAATTAAATTATTATTATTTGGTTCTTTTTCTTTTTGGGATGGAAAGTGGAATGAAATGTAACTTTGGCACTTTGTCATAAAAATAGTAAAGATAGTTTGGCACTTTGGCACCTTGGCACCTTTATTTTGGAAGTTTCTCATGGAATGGGTTTTAAGAAAAAGTCTCAAAAATTAAGTGCCAAAGGTGCCAAAGTGCCAAGCTGTCAATATAGATAAAGATATATGATAGGATAAAATAAAAAATATAATTTGAAATAAAATATTGTGTTTAAGTATGATAATGAAAAAATTAAAATCCATTTTTTATTAAAATGAAAATAAAATGAGAAAAATGATTATTTATGTCTATTTATTTATAAACATAAAAATTAAGAAATTGAGATAATATAGACATAAAATATATAGACAGAAATATAGACATAAAAATATATAGACATAAAATTATCTAAATTATAAGCTTATAATTTAGATAATTTTATGTCTATATATTTTTATGTCTATATTTCTGTCTATATATTTT